AAATCGGAAGTGTGGAGGTGGACTAATTGCAGGAATTAGAGAAGATTCTGGAAGAGATAGAGAAACAAAAAAGCTGTTGTTTAATGATTGGCTATGCGAAAGAGTATAATCAAGGAGCATTAAAAATGGCCGAAGTGATAGAGGACATCATCCACAAGCACATGGGAAATGATGGCTGGATTCCGGTGGAGGAAAGGATGCCTACAAAAGAAGAATTTCTTAAAGATGATGGCAGATTCATTCTCGATGATGGGAACAGACGATATCAGGGCTTGTTTGATATTTATGATGGCAAGTTTAAATTTTCAAGGCATATAAGCGGAATCCATTATGAACTGTTTGAGGATAAATGTGTTATCGCATGGCAGCCACTTCCAGATCCATACCGCCCAGAAAGGAGCAGAAAATGAAGAAAGGACATAGAAGAATGTCGGCTTACGGAGAACGCGAACATGGTGGACGATATATTTTGGATGATTATACATGGTCAAGAAACCACACCAAGGCTGAAACTATCCGGCGGTGGAAAAGAAATTTAAAGAAAAAGGATAGAGCCGCAAATGCAAGGCTGTCGAGGGAAAGTGAGGAATGAAGTGAAAGATGAATAGTGCAGAGCGTTTGATTCGCGTTCAGGGCGAGCAGATTCTGAGAGGGGAGGGAGATAAAAATGTCCGACAACATGGGAAAAAATGCGGAAGGATATCCAGATCCTACAGCCGGATCGGCATGGAGGAATATCCGAAAAGAAGAGAACCGGCGGGAAGCGGAGAGAATAGCCGTGATAAGTAACCTTATTCCGATTATGAAACAGACCGCAGAGCTTGCAGGCTTTGAGGTTGTCGGCCGGATTGTCCTCAAGGACAAGCGTACTGGAAAAGAATACAGATAGGAGCATGATATTATGAATGCAAGATATCCAAATTTGGAGTTATTGGAATACAAGGCGAGAGTGGCTTTGTCAAAAGATGAAGAATTCTTAAAGAACTTTGAAGCAAAAAGAAAGGATAACAAGTATGTTTATTCAGAGATAGATGCCGTGGTGTTTCCGCAGATCTGGGGAAGCACTTGCACAGGATTTGACGTTACTGAAGATGGAAGCCCTACGCTGGGTGGCTGCGCGATGACAAAAGAATATACAACGGTGCTTCATGAGCTTGCTACTGATATATACATCATATTTTTCGGCGAGAAGATGTGCTACAAAGTAACAAATGCGAATGTGGAGTTCTTTGAGGATCTAAAAAAAAGACACATGGCCAGTTTAAGCGAGGCGAAGAGGAGGTATTGATATGAGTAAAAAGAGTGATGTTTCTCTGCAGACACTTGCGGAATTTATGAGAGATCTTGTATATGATGATTTTTCCAGAAATTTAAGATGGAGCCTTAGTGTAATTCATCCAAAGACTGATGATGGAGATGTCGGTTTCTCCGGAGGGATATGGACTGATTATCAGAAAGCAAAAAATCAAATGAGCATAAGTTTCGGATTTAGTGATACAAAGGGAATATATAATTTCAAAGCATGGATAAATAGCTCTGAGATTCGTTTCTCGTTCGGGGAGAATCCGACGTTTGAAGATTTCAAAAAAACTGCAGAGCGTATCTTTATCGATGAGGAGTTTTGTATAAAGACTAAAACTCCATACGAGCGGACAAGGGATAAAGTCTATGCTACGGGAAATAGGTGGGCGAAGGAGAATTTTGATGCCACTCATAATTAAAGGGAGGGATACACTGTGTATACAAGGTGCCAAAAGTGCGGGAAGAAACTTACGGATTCGGAAAGTATGCGAAGAGGATATGGACCGGAGTGCTGGTCACAGATTAGTGGCATTTCTTCGACTGATTCGGTCGGATTGGTAAACGAAGCTGAACTTCCAGGGCAAATGACCATATTTGATTTCCCTGATGCTATTCCAGATGGAGGTACGGATGGGTAAAATTGTCTTATTCCCTACACACAAAGATTACTGTGGAAAGTGTGTGTATAACGATGGAAAAACTGGTGGATGCGCAAATGAAGAATACATAAAAAATTCGTACAAAGTGAATTGCGTATGGAAGTATTATCCATACAGGAAGGAGAAAAGAGATGGAAGAAGAGAAGGATGTTAAGAAAATAGTGATACATTATGAGGATGGCACAGAAAAGGTTATTGATAAAGGCTTTTTCTGTAACATGAAAGAGGAAGATGGAAGTGCGGTATTAGAATTTACAATGTGTCATGTATCAGGAAGAGAGATAGAGCTGATCGTTGAGGGATGTCTGCAGCTTGGATTTAAACTTGGGATGTTTGATAACAAGAAAGAGGAGGAGTGATTCTATGGAGGACCATTGCGTAGCATGCGGGGAAGTGATACCAGAGGGGCGTCAAGTGTGCCCAATCTGCAATCGGGAATATGAAGGGGTGCCAGCGCTTTCGAGAACAGATAACGAAACATTGATCTGCCCGGAGTGCAGTACCGCCCAGGCGTTAGATGACGCATTAAGGGGATCTGATATGCCGGAGGAAGAAAAGCAGGCGTATAAAGCAGAGATCCTGAAGGCAATATACAAATAGTCGGAGGTAAAATAGACATGGATATGAATAATTGCGTTGAATTTGTGGCTCTCACGAAAGAAGAAGTGGAGGAAATGATCGCCAAAGCAGCCCTTGCAGGGGCGTCTGTCGCAGCCGAGACGCTGGAAAAGGCGCATCAGAAAGAACAGAAAGAAATGAAAGACCGCAGATTGCACAACACAAGGCTGCTTCTTAGAAATTATAGGATGCTAAAGGAAAGTTGCTCAAAAGCAGTTTATCAGAAAGAGCATTCGGAAAAAACTACAGAAGAAGTCATAGAAGAACTTATGAGCATGAAGGCGAGCGATGGGGTAATTGTGAATTCAATCAAGGAGTCTGCAGAGCGGACGGGGATTATCATATCACATGTTGACCGGATGTTCGATGTTTACAGGATGTACTGTGGAAAGTATGGAGAGAAAGAGCGGCGCCAGTACAAAGTGATAAAGTTTATGTATATTACGAAAGAGCGGTTGTCTGTGGCAGAGCTGGCAAAGAAATTTAATGTCAGCAAGGTTACAATCTATGATGACATCAAAATTGCTGAAGAGCAACTTTCGGCTTTATTTTTCGGAATCAATGGGCTTCGTTTTTATTGATTTTGCAAGCTTCGCGAGAAATTAACGGAAAACGTTAACTTAAACTTGACTTAATAGCGGAAAACGAGTATGATATGGGAGTAAAATCATATCAAAAGCCATGAGCCACCGGTCATCCCGGTGGCTTTTTTCAATCGTTCTGGAGAGGGGGATAGAGAAAGAAAAAAGATGTGAGAATGCTCCTTAAAAAATAAAAGGAGATTTTACGATGAGCGGGTTTGGAATCTTAGCAATCTATGCAGTGATTATGATCACTGCAACACTGATATTTACAAAAAAGGAAAAAAACGTGGAAAGATTCTGCGTTGGAAGTCGTAAGGAAAATTGGATAATGTCTGCTTTAAGTATAGCAGCCACATGGATCTGGGCGCCGGCAATGTTCGTATCTACGGAAAAAGCGTATACGAATGGATTTGTCGGTCTTTTTTGGTTTTTGGTACCAAACATATTGTGCCTGATCCTTTTCATACCATTTGCAAAAAAGATACGAAGGGAAATGCCAGAAGGAATTACGCTGTCTGGCTACATGAGGGATAAGTACAAATCTGACGGAGTTAAGCGTGTATACCTCTTTCAGCTCATGGGCCTTTCGGTACTATCGACCGGAGTACAATTATTGGCCGGAAGCCAGGTACTAAGCGCGGCAACTGGAATGCCGTTCCAGTTGGTTACGGTTTTACTGGCTGCCATTGCTTTGTCTTACTCACTTTTTTCTGGAATAAAGGCTTCAATGCTGACGGACGCAATACAAATGGTTTTTATGCTGGCGGCAAGTACAGCGTTCTTAATCATGGCGATCAGAGCCGACGGAACTTCTGGAATACTGGAAGGAATACACGGAATATCTGGAAATTATACGTCGCTTTGGTCGGAAGATGGTATAGAGGTATTCCTTGCATTTGGATTACCGACTACAATCGGTTTGCTTTCCGGACCATTTGGAGATCAATCGTTCTGGCAGAGGGCGTTTGCTGTCAAGAGCAATCGGATCGGCCGCGCGTTTTTCGTTGGAGCAATACTATTCGGACTGGTGCCGTTCTCTATGGGTATTCTTGGATTTGCTGGGGCAGGGATTGGATATCAGGCGAAAGATCTTGGTGTCATCAATTTTGAACTGATTCAAGAGATGTTCCCAGCTTGGGTGGTGCTACCGTTTCTGTTCATGATCGTGTCTGGACTTTTATCAACGGTAGACAGTAATTTATGTGCAGCATCATCGCTCATGACAGATATGAACGGTGGAAAGGAACTCAAAAAAACAAAGTGTGCCATGATCGCCCTGCTTTGCGTGGGTATCCTGATTGCCAATATACCAGGAATGACAGTTACACACCTGTTTCTGTTTTATGGAACGCTGAGGGCGTCAACGCTGTTGCCGACCATCATGACATTGAAGGGAGTAAAGCTTACGCCCAAAGGAATCCAGTATGGTGTCCTTTCTGCGTTGGCCGTAGGGCTCCCTATTTTCGCCTACGGAACGGTTTTAAATAGTGGACCATATAAAACACTTGGAAGCCTTACAACAGTGCTACTGGGTGGAATTGTAGGGATGATAGTTACAAAGGCGGAGGTGCGTTATGAAAAAAATACTCGGTAAAAAACAATCAATACAGAACGAAGAGTGGCTGAAAGCCAGAAAGTGTATTGAAGAACTAGTTTCAAGAGAGGAGTTGGATGAAAAGGTGCGATCAACCGTCGAGGAAGTCCGGCAGATGACTGACGGGAAGAAAGCAGCATACGCATGGTCTGCCGGAAAGGATAGCCTCGTCCTTGGAGAAATATGCCGGGAAAGCGGAATTAATGATTGTATGATGGCAATCTGTAATCTAGAATATCCGGCTTTTTTGAAATGGGTAGATCGGCACAAACCGAAAGAACTTGAAATTATCAACACAGGGCAGGATCTCGAATGGTTGTCAAAACATTTAAATATGCTGTTCCCGCAGGACAGTGCTACGGCGGCAAAGTGGTTTTCAATCGTTCAACACAGAGCGCAGGCGAAATATTATAAGGCTCATGGATTAGACTTGATATTGCTTGGCCGACGCCGTTCGGACGGAAACTATTGCGGAAGAGGATCGAACATCTATACCGACGGGAAAGGTGTTACCAGATACAGTCCTTTAGCCGCATGGAGTCATGAAGAGATACTTGCGTATATCCATTACTACAATGTGCGGATACCGCCGAACTACAAGTGGGAGAAGGGATATTTGTGCGGCACGCATCCGTGGGCGGCCAGACAATGGACCGGATCCGTGGAAAATGGATGGCACGAGATATACGAAATAGATGAAAGTATTGTAAGAGAAGCGGCTAAAGTTATTGACAGTGCTGCCGATTTTCTTAAATTGTTGTAAGCGGATTATTTGCAGATAATCCCATTGCTCCTTCAAGTCAAGAATTTGGAGGAAAACGCTATGAAACAATTAACAATGAAACTGAAAGACCTTGTTCGCCCGGAACGCAATATACGAATCCATACGGAAAAACAGTTGGAGGAATTTGAAAGAAGCGTCAGGATGTTCGGACAGATCAGACCTATTGTGGTGGATGAAAACAACACAATTCTTGCTGGAAATGGATTATACGAAACCTTATTGAGGATGAACTGGGAGGAAGCGAAGGTTTGCAAGCTTGATGGATTGACAGAAAATCAGAAAAAGAAACTGATGATCGCTGACAATAGAATTTATTCACTTGGTGTTGATAATTTGGAGGCGATGAATGATATTTTGAGTGAGTTAGCCGGAGATTTTGATGTACCTGGTTTTGATGAAGAGATGTTGAAGCAAATGATGGCAGATGAGGATGAGATAACAGAAGTTTTATCTGAATACGGAAAACTGGATGAGGATGAGATTGCCATGGTTCATGAACGAGCAGAGAGAAAAGAAGTTGCTATGCAGAAAGAACCCGTGAAGCAGGTATCGCAGGAAAGCGGTGATGATGCAGAAGTAACATTGGTGGAAAAAGTATATCGGTCTGATAGAACGCCCATATCAGACAACGAGAAGAAAGAAATGCAGAAGAGTATTATCTGTCCGAAGTGTGGTGAGCGGATATGGCTATAAAGCGAAAATTTGCGAACATAAATGTTCTGGAAGCGGCAAAAATCCGAATTAAAAACGTGTTTGCGAATGGCCTGCCTGTATATATGTCTTTTTCGGGAGGAAAAGACAGTTTGTGCCTTGCGGATGTGACTATGAGGCTTATTCAGTCTGGAGAAATAGATGCGAGTTTGCTTGTGGTTCAATTTATAGATGAGGAAGCTATTTATAAATGCATTGAAGACAAAGTAAAAGAATGGAGAAAAAAATTCCTAATGGTCGGTGCAAAATTTGAATGGTATTGCTTGCAAGTTAGGCATTTTAATTGTTTCAATGCTTTGGAAAATGATGAATCATTTATTTGTTGGGATGAAAGAAAAAAAGAACAGTGGATAAGGATCCCGCCGACTTTTGCAATTACAAAACACCCACTTCTAAGAGAACGAATAGATTCGTATCAAGAATTTCTGGACAAGAAGTGCGCTGACGGAATGTGCATGGTTGGAATAAGGACGGCAGAATCTTTACAAAGACTGCAGAGCTTCTCAAGGATTATGTTTAAAGGAAAGGGGAGCGCCGGACGGACAAAGATATACCCAATATATGACTGGAAGAATAGTGATGTGTGGAAATATCTTTTAGATAGGAATATTGATATACCAGAAATCTACATGAATATGTGGCAAGCGGGAATGAGCAAAAATCAGATGAGGGTGTCTCAGTTCTTTTCTGTGGATACGGCACGTTCTTTAGTACGCATGAATGAATTTTACCCGGACTTGATGGAACATATTATACGAAGAGAACCGAACGCTTATCTGGCTTCTCTTTATTGGGATAGTGAGATGTTTGGAAGAAATGGTCGAGCAAGGTCGGAAAGTGAAGGAACAGATACTGTTAAGGATTACCGAAAAGAACTGAATCACATGTTTTCGCATTTTGACCAATATTTCGATACACCACATAAGAGGAAAATAGCAAAGAGATATCGAAATTTTTATGTTACTGTGATGAATATTGCGAATGATAAAGAAATGAAAAAATTGTACGAATCATTAATAGCTGGAGATCCAAAGTTGAGAAATCTCCGAGCGCTTTATCAAAATGTGTACAGCAGATATATACAGGAAGCGAAAAAGGGGAGATTGAACTAATGGATAAATTATTTGAACCATCGAAGACATTGCAATGGGTAGACTGGAATCTTCTTAAACCAAACGATTATAATCCAAACAAAGTATCCAGGCAGAATCTGGAATTGTTAACGCAGTCTATATATACAAATGGTTGGACGCTTCCAATAGTAGTTCGGCCAGATTATACAATAATTGATGGGTTTCATCGCTGGACAGTAGCTGGACCGGATTGGAAATATGTTCCGGATAATGAAAAGGATCAGAGAATTCTTTTTGATCGGCTGGGAGGCAAAGTGCTAATTGTAATCGTAAGACACGAAGATCATTCCGGTGATATTTATGGCACTGTTACTCATAATAGGGCGAGAGGTACTCATTTGCTAGAGCCAATGAAGAAGATTGTGAAAGAATTGCTTGATTCTGGTAAGCCGATAGAAGAAATAGGGAAGCAGTTAGGGATGAGGACGGAAGAAGTGTTTAGGTTATCAGAATTCTCGCGAGAGGATTTTTTGAGGATGATGGCAAAGGGGACAAGTGAGTATTCAAAGGCAGAATTTATTACGAAATTTTAGCTGTTATATAATAAATAGAATAAAAACCGGAAGGAGAGAAGTGAGTGCCCTCTGGTTTTGTGGTATCCGAAAAAAATACGATATGGGAGGTGATGGCGGTGCCGAGAGCAAGAAGCCCTGACAGCATAGAGGCGGAGAAGTTGTATAAATCTGGCATGGCTCTTGTTGATATCGCAAAGAAACTCGGCAAGCCAGAGGGAACAGTCCGAAGGTGGAAGTCAACCCAAAAATGGGATGAAAACAGTAAAAAAAAACAAGGCGAACGTTCGCAAAAGAAAAGCGCTTCAGAAAAAGCGAACGTTCGCAAACGAGGCGGACAGCCCGGAAATCAGAATTGCAAGGGAAAGCAGAATGCTAAAGGGCATGGAGCTCCAAAGGGAACGCAGAACGCCCTAAAGCATGGAGGATATTCCGCCGTCTATTGGGATACGCTTGACGATGAAGAAAAAGAACTTATCGAGACAATGCCGCAGGACGAGGAAGAGATACTGATAAATCAGATTATGCTGTTTACAGTTCGGGAGCGCCGGATCATGAAGGCAATCAATAAATATCGTGAAGCCAAGGGCGGTGTTTATGTGTCCGGCGTGACGAAGTTCGAAGAAAAGAGGACGTTCAAAGACGATGCGGAAAAAGCACTTTACGATAACCGAGTTCTGGAAAAAGTGGAGAAAGGAGATCGGCTGCCCGGAGAACATTACAGTCTGCAGACAATGACATCTTCCTCCGCCGATCTGGTTACGCGTCTGGAGAAGGAACTTACCTCTGTTCAAAGCCAAAAGACAAAAGCTGTAGACGCTCTTTCTAAACTAAGGTTCGAGAAAGAGAAGATTGCCGGAGAGTCGAAAGGCAACGAACTGGTGCGAACATGGGCGGAAAGCGTCATAAAAGCAAGGAGGGAAAAGGATGGACCATAATATGGATTGGCTTTCGGATTTCCTCGATGAAAGTATACCGCTTTGGCGCGATGATCCTGTGATGTTCTTCCGGGAGGTGCTTGGATTTGAACCGGATGAATGGCAGGCGGAAGCTGCTGAAGATCTGGCGCACAATCCGAAGGTCAGCATTAAGTCCGGTCAGGGAGTAGGAAAGACTGGTCTGGAGGCTGCGGTGTTCCTGTGGTTTATCACCTGTTTTCCGTATCCCCGTATTGTAGCAACGGCACCGACGAAACAGCAGCTACACGATGTGCTGTGGTCTGAAATTTCAAAATGGATGAGCCACTCTCCTTTGCTCTCCATGCTTCTAAAATGGACAAAGACCTATGTTTATATGGTCGGCAATGAAAAGCGTTGGTTTGGAGTAGCGAGGACTGCTACAAAGCCAGAGAACATGCAGGGATTCCACGAAGACAACATGTTATTCATCGTTGATGAAGCGTCCGGCGTAGCCGATCCGATTATGGAGGCTGTTCTTGGTACCTTGTCAGGAGAGAACAATAAACTGCTTATGTGCGGAAACCCGACAAAAACTTCCGGAACATTTTACGATAGTCATACACGGGATCGGGCATTATACAAGTGCCATACCGTATCATCGGCCGACAGCAAGCGGACTAATAAAGAGAATATTGAATCGCTGATCAGGAAGTACGGATGGGATTCCAATGTGGTCCGTGTACGTGTACGCGGAGAATTTCCGAATCAGGAAGATGATGTCTTTATAGCATTGTCTACGATTGAGCAGTGCGGAAGCCGCCTGTTTGAACTTCCGGAGGATAGCCGGCTGCCGTATATCATATTCGGAGTCGATGTCGCCAGATTCGGTGATGACGAAACCGTAATATACAGAAATGCACGCGGCAAGTTGAAGATTGCGACGAATAGAAGAGGGCAGGACCTCATGAGAACAGTCGGCGATATTGTCCGTCAGTATAAGAAAGCGATTAAAGAGTTTCCCGATTACCGTGGTAGAATCTATGTGAATATAGATGACACTGGCCTTGGCGGCGGGGTGACAGACCGATTACGGGAGGTCAAAAGGGAACAAAAGCTGAACAGGCTGTACGTTGTTCCTATTAACGCTGCTGAAAAGATCGAGACGGATACAAAAGCAGGGAAAGACGCCGCGGAGCATTACAATAATCTGACAACGCACATGTGGGCGACATTGAAGGACCTCATGGAGAATAAAGAGGTTGAGATTGAGGAGGATCAAGAGACGTTCGCTCAGCTTTCATCCAGAAAGTACTTCCTTGCGAGCAACGGAAAGCTGGAGGTTGAAAGCAAGAAAGAAATGAAAAAGCGAGGGTTGGACTCCCCGGACCGGGGAGATGCATTGGCATTATCCGTATATCTCGGAAAAATCAAAAAGTACACTGGAAGCGCGCCGAATCAAGAAGGCGCTGCCGGTCTTGGAAAGAGCAGCTATTGGAGAAACAAATAGGAGGTGGATATCTGTGGGCATAATGAAAAAGAAAGAGGCGTATGTCACGAAAGGAAATCGCCTGATAGAAGAAAAGAGACTGCCGGAAGCAACTGAAGCTGTGGTGGAAGGACTGAATTTTTACCAGAACAAGATTATAAAGGCTTTGAATGGACATCCTGTTGCAGACACCGCACTGGTCGTTGTTGCGCTGAAAAATACAGCTGATATGCTTGAAAAGCAGGAGCCGAATTGCCGAGGACTGGTCAAATGGCTCGACAAGACAACTACAAAACCGGAACTGCAGGCGAAGAGGAAGGTAGAAAAAACACGAAAACGATGAATGAAAGGAGGGGATATCCATGGCAGAAATAGGCCGCATAGGTCAGAAGCGATGGAATGGCGTGCTTTATGAAGAATTTCTTCGTGATCTTCAGGGAATACGTGGCGTCGAGGTTTACCGGGAAATGGCAAACAATGATGACACAATCGGCGCTATCTTGTTCGCCATTAAGATGTTGATCCGCCATACGGTGTGGAACATAGAACCTGGCGGCGACTCGGCAAAGGACCGTGAGGCTTCGGAGTTTGTTGAATCGTGTATGGGAGACATGCAGAGTACATGGACGGATACAATTTCAGAAATCCTATCGTTTTTGGTCTATGGATGGAGCCTGCACGAAATTGTATATAAGCGGAGGATGGGAAAAAGCCGGAACCCGCGGACGAACAGTAAGTATTCCGACGGATTGATAGGCTGGCAGAAGCTCCCGATCCGCAGCCAGGACACGCTTTATAAATGGGAGTATGACAAGCACGACAATCTGGTCGGCATGACGCAGATGCCGCCGCCGGATTATGGCTTTATCACAATCCCAATGAAAAAAGCCATGCTTTTCCGGACGGAGAGTGCAAAAGACAATCCGGAAGGGCGAAGCATATTGAGAAATGCGTACCGCCCGTGGTACTTCAAGAGGAGGATCCAGGAGATTGAGGCGATAGGTATTGAGCGGGATCTGGCAGGGCTCCCGGTATTTCACGCTCCAGACGGAACGGATATTTGGGATGATACTGATCCGGATATGGTGAAAATAAACGCCGCCCTCACGAAAATGGTGAAATCGGTCCGCCGTGATGAATACGAAGGACTCGTATTACCACATGGCTTTGAATTTGAATTGGTCAGCACTGGTGGAGCAAGGCAGTTTGACACAAATGCAATCATCAACAGGTATGATACAAAGATAGCCATGACAGTTTTGGCGGACTTCCTCATGCTTGGACACAATAAGGTTGGAAGTTTTGCGCTTAGCTCCGATAAAACGGAACTTTTTTCTGTCGCGATATCTGCATTCTTGGACGTTATCTGCGAGACGTTCAATAACCAGAGCATACCGGCACTTATTGATATCAACGGCGATCACTTCAACGGCATTACGGATTACCCGAAGATGACTCATGGAGAAATTGAGGATGTTGATATGAAGTCCGCAGGACAGTTTATTAAGGATATGACGGGTATTGGAGTAATTGTTCCGGATGATGGGCTGGAGGACTATGTTCGTGAAATTGGACATCTTCCAGAAAGGACCACAGACAGTAGAAGAGAGGATCCCAAAAGGACAAAACAGCAGAACCAGAACCAACCGCCAGAGGATGAGTCGGAAGAGCAGGAAGAAATAGATGATGACCAGGACGAGAAAAATGCCGAAGCGGCAAAACAGAGGCTTGGGAGGGAGCAGTAGCGCATGTATATTTTCAAAAACCCCAAACTTTTAGGGAAGGCAAAGAAAAGAAGCAAAGAAAACCTGCGCCTGCTCAATATGTTGAACCGATATATCACAGATACAGCGGTTGTTCCAGTATCTATTCTCACGAGATTTTGGGCGGATCAGGCTGCGGCAATTACATATAAGGAAATCCGGCAGTTGATAGAGGACGATGATATTTCAAAAGAAGATCTTGAGAATTGGTCCAAAGATTATTCTTCGTTTGTTTCTGACACACTGGAGCCTTTATGGATTGAAGCTATAATTGCCGGACAACTTAGCAATGCCATACTAGATGAAGTTCGAGACAAAGGATTTGAGTTCGACGCAACGGATGCGGGCATAAGAAATTGGATCAAGGAACGTGGAAGTGAATTTGTGACAAACGCTGTAGAAGAGCAGAAAAAAGCTATTCAACGGCTTACGATGAAAGCTGTTAGGGAAGATTTGACGCCGAATGAGTTGGCAAGAGTAATACGTCCTTGTATTGGACTTACCGAAAGGCAAGCCCAAGCAAATTTGAAATATTACAATCACATCAAGGAACAGATGCGGAAAGATCATCCACGAATGAAAGAAGAAACCATTGTTAGAAGAGCTCGCGATAAGGCGTTGAAGTATGCCGAAAAACAGCACAGGTATCGAGCTGAAACTATTGCACAGACAGAACTTGCAGAGGCGTACAATGCGGGAGCGCATCAGGGAATCAAGCAAGCCCAGGAAAAAGGTTATATAGGGCATGTAAAAAAGGTATGGGTTACAGCCAGACAGGATAACGTGTGCAAGTTCTGTGAGGCGGTGGAAGGTGTCAGCAAAGAAATGGATGAATATTTTGATGTTGGAAAGTGTGGAATGGTACTTATTCCGCCGGCCCACCCAAGATGCAGATGTGTTGTTAAGTATGTAGAGGTTAAGGAGGAACAGTGATGAAAAGTCTATATGACATTTTAGGAATCCACAAAAACTCTAGGAAAAGAGCGGTAAATGTGGATAAATCGAGTGAAAATGATACCTCTGTGTTGAAAGGTCGGTTTAAGATACAGAAATCAGAAGATGATAAGCGTTTGGCTTTCGGCTGGGCGAGTATTGCTATTGATGAAAACGGAGATCAACTCGTTGATTGGCAGGAAGACATGATAGATCCGGAGGAACTTGAAAAAGCTGCCTATAATTTCGTCCGACTCTACAGGGAGGGCGGAGAGATGCATGAGCGTGGCGACTGTGCGACATTGGTTGAAAGCGTAGTTTTCACGGAGGAAAAGATGATTGCGATGGGGATTCCGGAAGGAACCCTTCCTGTTGGATGGTGGATTGGATTCCTGGTCACAGATGATGATGTGTGGGAAAAGGTAAAGGATGGAACGTATACCATGTTTTCGATTGAAGGCGAAGCTGAAAGAGTGGAGGTAGAGGAAGATGGAGATTCTGATTGATATTGGGATTTTCTTTATCGGCGCATTTGTTGGATTTGTTTTAGCGTGCGTTGTAGTAGCTTCCAAAAGAAATGAATAATGGTAATTCAGAAGGCGGTTAACCCCGCTTTTTGTTTTATAAAAAATGATGGAAGGAGGTAGGGAAATTGGCAACAAAATTAAGAAATTTGAGTGTCAAAAAAGTCGATTTCGTTGATGAAGGAGCAAACCAGCAGGCTGATATTAAGTTGTTCAAAAGAAGAGGCGAAGGAGAACCATCACAGCAGAAAGAGCCGGCATTGAAACGGTTTGTAACCGCTTTTGCAAAAATGGCAGGACTCTACGAAGAAGCTATGGGAGAAATCGCTGAAAATGCTGACGTAACCATAGAAAAAGGAAACTCTCAGACATTTGGAGAGAAGATGACCGAGGTAAAGCGCCAGAAGGTGGCCGATGAGATGTGGAGCATCTGTTACGCACTGCAGTCTTCCCTGCAGTCGATTCTTTATGACGATGATCTTGATGGAGCCACAGCACAGTCCATGATGGAAGAAAGCATATCCGAATTTGACGAAATCATCGCTGACGCCATCAGTAGTTGGGCTGCCGGTAAAGTCAGCGGAATCAAAAAAGAGATTGGCAAAGGAGATGTCGAATCTCTGAAGAAGTTCAGAGATCATCTGAACGAAAACATTGAAAAGGTAATGAGCCGTGAGAAAGGAGAAATTGAAGAAATGGCAAAAATTGACAAATCTAAAATGTCCCCGGAAGATAGGGCTGCTTATGAAGATATCCTGAAGAAGTATGGTATCGAAGAAGAGGAAGAGCCCGTTGTGAAGTCCACTGTGAAGCCCGGTAATAACAAAGAAGGCGAGGACGACGAGGAGGATCTTGACAAAGGGTGTGGAAAACAGACAACTAAAAAATCCATTTCCAGACAGTCTGAACCGGAAGAGGATATCTACAAGGGTCTGCACCCGGCGGTTAAAGCAGAGATCGAAGCCCTTAGAAAATATCGCGAGGACGCGGAAAACAGAGAATTCATGGAAGTGGCAAAGAAATACGAGGTCATCGGAAAGAAAGCCGAAGAGCTGGCTCCTGTTCTGAAGAGCCTAAAAGCAGCCGGCGGAACCGCATACGATGATATGATTTCCACTTTGGACTCTATGGTTGCCATGGCAGATCATTCTGGAATCTTTTCGGAAATCGGAAAATCCGGGCGCGGAAGTCACTCTGTTGTGGCAAATGGGAAAACAGAGGCACAGGTAGAAAGCATTGCGAAGGGATATATGGAAAAAGATCCCGGAATGAGCTACACGGAAGCAGTGGCTAAAGCGTGGGAGAGCAATCCTGATTTACTGGCATCGTACGACGAAGAAGCAGGATTTTAAGAAAGGAGGAAATACTCATGGGAAAAAATTTTAATGGAACACAGATCAATAATTCTGCAACGATTTCCGAAAAGGCTGGCGCTGAAATTGTCGATTGCAGGAACAGAATCCTGAAATATGACGGAAATGGAGATGTGGTACTTGCGACAGCGGGAACAGATATTCCTTTGGGCGTTGCTATCATTGAAGCTGGATGCAATGACATTTCTGGGGTAGAATCCGGAAAGGTTGTTAAAGGGGGTGATGTAGATATTCTGGTTAAGGATATTGGATTTGTTCTTTCCGGGGCCACAATTACCAAAGGACAGGAAATTACGGCGGGGGCAAATGGCCTTGCAGCAGTAGCGAAAGATGGAGAATATGTTTTAGGAGTTGCTCTGTCAAGCGTTGAGGCGAACGAATACTGCCGTATCCAGATCACTAAATACCACAAAGCTGCCGCAACTGCAGGCGGAGAAGGCTAATAGAAAGAGGAGGAATAGAACATGAGAAACACAGCAAAAGGCATTGCGGCAGAAATTGCAAAAGGGGCATTTAGACCGCACACAGCACTGACCAACATGGCACTGGCCTATTATCAGAATCCGGCGAATTATTTCGCAAAATCCCTGTTCCCGGTTTGCCCGGTGGATTTATCATCCGATAATTACTATATTTTTGACAAGGACGATCTCCTTAGAGATAGCTGGCAGAGAAAGCCGGCATACGGCAAGGTCGCTCCGGCGGTAGTATCTGA